GGTTGGGGTGCAGGCCCTTGGAGCTACGGCTCTTGGGGCACAGGCGGTTCCACTCTTACGTCGCTGCGTGTCTGGAGTCAGGGCAACTGGGGTGAGGACTTGATCTTTGGCCCGCGCAACGGCGGCATCTACTACTGGGACGCTACAGCAGGCGTTGGCACTCGGGGGTTTGATCTGGCTACGGCTGTCGGCGCGTCCGACGTGCCCACGGTACAGAACTATCTTTTTGTCTCCGACATCAACCGCTTCCTGTTCGCGTTTGGCTGCAACGACTACGGCAGCGCGATCCAAGACCCGATGCTGATCCGTTGGTCAGATCAGGAAGACGCCTACAACTGGACGCCTGCAGCCACCAACCAAGCGGGTAGTCTGCGCCTGTCTCACGGCTCAGAGATCGTGACGGCGATCCAGGCTCGTCAGGAAATCGTGGTGTTCACGGACTCGGCGCTGTACTCGTTGCAGTATCTCGACGCTCCGATCTTCTGGGGCGCTCAGCTTCTTGGCGACAACATCTCCATCGTGGGGCAGAACGCTGCGGCGATTGCCTCCGGCATCGTCTATTGGATGGGCGTGGACAAGTTCTACGCCTACGATGGCCGCGTGCAGACGCTTCCCTGCGACCTGCGCCGCTATGTGTTCAGTGACTTCAACCAGTCTCAGGCACAGCAGGTTTTTGCCGGTACCAACGAGGGCTTCAATGAGGTCTGGTGGTTCTACTGCTCGGCCAACTCCACCAGTATTGACCGATACGTCGTCTACAACTACCTTGAGCGCATCTGGTACTACGGCACGATGGGTCGCACCGCTTGGCTTGACTCCGGCCTGCGCGACTATCCGATGGCGGCAACCTACAGCCACACGCTTGTGTATCACGAGATAGGCTTGAACGACAACGTCGCCGGTACTGAGTCGCCGATTAGCGCGTACATCTCTTCGTCTGAGTTTGACATCGGTGATGGCCACAACTTCGGATTCGTGTGGCGGGTGCTGCCTGACTTGACCTTCCAGAACTCAACGGCGGCGTCCCCAACGGTGACGATGACGCTCTACGGCTTGTACAACTCTGGCTCTGGCAGCATCGACAACGCAGGTCAGAATGTGGTCAAGGGCTCGACGTACAACATTACCGAAGAGTTTACGGGGCAGATTTACACCCGCGTGCGTGGGCGGCAGATGATCTTCAAGATCAACTCCGAGCAGCTAGACACGTCCTGGCAGTTGGGCGCTCCGCGTATTGACATCAGACCGGATGGGCGGCGATGACGTTCCTCATTGAAGATGCAACCGTACCTGCGCCGCCTAACCTACCTCTGGCCCCTCGGGACTACGAGTCGCGTTATCACGAGCAGCTTAACAACGTCCTGCGCCTGTACTTCAACCGGCTTGACGCGCTACTAAGGCGGATCGTGACCACAACCTCCCCCATCCCAATCTCCATCGGCGGCACTAACACGGATGCCTTTGGGCGGCTGCGGGTCAGCCAGCCCTACACGCTTTTCGACAGCCAGAACCGCTACGCCGCAGACAACCAGTTCGACGTGGCCACAACCGGCACGGGTACGACGACGTTCCTGTCCAACGAAGCGGCGATAAAGATGGAAGTCACCGGGGCCGGTGTCGGCTCCGTTTTGCGTCAGACCTACCGCTCGTTCCCGTATCAGCCGGGTAAAGGGCTGCTGGTGCTCGCCACCTTCGTGATGGATAGCAGCATGAGCCTGAACCTCACGCAGCGTGTGGGGTACTACAACGACAACAACGGCGTGTTCTTCCAGCGCATCGACGGCACCTACTCGTTTGTGCTGCGCTCGTCTGTGACGGGCACTCCGTCTGATGCTCGAACTGTGGATCAGGCCGACTGGAACGGTGATAAGTTGGATGGTAATGGGGAGTCGGGCTACACGCTTGACCCGTCCAAAGCTCAGATTTTGTGGATGGACTTTGAGTGGCTTGGTGTCGGCTCAGTCCGGTGCGGCTTCATCATCAACGGCCAGTACATCGTCTGTCACACATTCAACAACGCCAACGAGATCACCGGTGTCTACATGACCACGGCCATCTTGCCGGTTCGGTATGAGATAAAGACGGTGACCTCTGCGGTGGCGGCTTCGATGAAGGCCATCTGCTGCTCAGTGGTGTCTGAGGGCGGGTTTGAGCAGACATCCATCGACCATGTGGCGCGACGCACCACAGTCTTGGGTACCATAGGATCGACCTTCCTGCCCGTTGTTTCTATCCGCCTTGCTGCGGGTCGCACGGGCGCTGTTGTGCTGCCCAACCGAGTGCAGGTTCTGCCCACGACCAATCAAAACTACGAAGTGGCGCTGTTCAAGAACCCCACCCTGACAGCCGCATCATGGACGGCAGTGCCGACTGACTCCAACGTAGAGTTTGATGTAGCAGCCACGGCCACCACGGGGGGTTCCATAGTGCAAACGGACTACGTGACTTCGACCGGCTCGGGTGGTGTTGGGAACACGAGCGCAGCCACAGGATACAACTTTGACTTGCAGTTGGGCGCGTCCATCGCCGGAGTCAGTGACATCTACACCGTCGCTGTCCGCACAGTATCTGGCGCCACCACGGGCGACGTGGTCGGGTCGCTTTCCTTCTACGACCTGACCCAATAAAATGATTTCAACCCTTTTCTCGGAGGCCGTATGAGCCTTGCTGTTCTAGCCGACCACATGGCGTCCAAGGGTCGCAACGGCGACTCCATGCTTGTCCACATGACACCGGACGAGGTGCGGGGTCTGCATGCTCTAGCCGAAGCACACGGCGGTGGGCTGACCATCAACCCAGAAACGGGTCTGCCCGAGGCTAACTTCCTCAAGCGCCTACTGCCGACAATTATTGGCGCAGTCCTGACACCGCTTACAGGTGGTCTGATCAACCCAATGACGGCGGGCATGTTGGTCGGTGGTTTTGAGGCTATCCGTACGGGTGATCTTGGTAAGGGTATTGCTGCTGGTCTGGGTGCTTATGGCGGGGCAAACCTTAGCTCGGCGTTGGCTGGTGCGGGTACTTCTGCTGGTATAGAGGCTGCGGTGGGGGCGGGAGCCCCCAAGATCTCCGAAGGCGAAATTGCCAAGCTCATGCTGCAAACCGACGCTAGCAGAGATGTTGTTGTTAAGCAGCTTCAAAAAGAAGCACTTGAAAAAGCCACCACCGAGGCTGCTACCCGTAGTTTTGGTGACCGCGCTATGGCCGGGCTGCAAGGGCTTACGTCCGATGCTGGTCGTGCGCGATTTATGGAGGCTGCTGGTGGGTTGCCCGGTCTAGTGAGGATGGGCTACATGGGCGCGTCCCCCGCCCTTGCTGGCGACGTACCTACCGCCACTTCGATGCCTTCCGGCCCCGGTGCCCCCAGCATGATGCGCCCGTACAGGTTTGATTACCGTACCCGCACCTGGACGGCGCAGCCTATCTATCCGGCTAGGGACACTGCGGCTACCACTACTGCGCAAGCCCCGACAGAAGAACCCCCGCTTGGTGGTGCTGGCGGTGGGTTGATGAGTCATTACGCTACTGGTGGCGGCGTTATCGACGACTTTGCGCAAAGCATGGAGCCTGTGGTGCGCATGGCCAATGGTGGCCCTTTGCTCCCTTCTGATATTGGTACCTACACGCCTGAGCAAAAGGCCGACTTGTACAACAAGTTCTTGGGTCAAGGTTTTACTGATGCGGCCATTCGGCAAGCTGCCGGACAACAGACTGATACTGACTGGCAGACGCTTCAGCGGATTGCTGCGCAGCGCGGTTCTCCCGCTGTGTCTGGCGCTGAGCGTACGGTCTTGACCGACCCCAACTGGAGATCCATTAGCGGTCAGACAGGTCTTGAAGGCTTGAACGCCAACATCCAAAACTTCGTTCAGCAAAACCCGAATATCGCCTACCCGCAAATTGCCGCCGCAGCGCAGCAGTACGGCGTAGATACCGAAGACATCCGACGCGCTATCGAAGCCGGTGGTGGCTCGGGTGGTTTGCAGAACGTGCTGACCCAAGCTGACTGGCGTTCCCGTACTGGCCTCACTGGCTTGGAGGGAATGAACAACAACATCCAGATGTGGTTCGCTGAGAACCCCAACGCCACTGAAGCTCAGATTCGTCAGGCCATGCAAGGCGTCAACATCAATGACGCCGACATCATGCGTGCAATGGGCAAGTCGGTGAAGGACTTGGCGTACAAAGCACCGGAGAAGCCGCCCGTTACCGCTGTATCTCCCACATTTACGCCCACTGACACAGGCACGACCATCACCCCAGCTCCACTGCCGGGGCTTCCTGACTTTGCGCCGACTACGCCGACGCTGATCCCTGCAACGCAGTTCACTCCTCAGACGATGGAGGAGGTTCGCACAAAGTATGAGCAGGGCGGCGGCGCCACGCGCATGCCGACCATTACTGACATCAAACCCGGTGAGCGCACGTACACGCAGAACGCGGTGGCGGATCTCATCACTGGCTTCTTGCAAACAAACCCGAATGCTCAGTATGGCGAGGTGCTGACGTTTGCTCGGATGCGCGGTATCCCCGAGTATCAAGCACGTGCGGCATTCAACGAGTTCCGTTTTAGCGGGCTGACTGGCGATAGCAAAGCTGCTTACAACTACTTGATGGGGCGCGGTGCGTACCCCACGGGCTCTCTTGCACGTCCTGTCATCCGTCCCTACGCAGAAGCTATGGGGCTGACTGATAGCGCCATGCGCCGGTATGTACCTTCAACACCTGAACGTAGAGAAGCGTTGAGCGCAGGTACTGGAACAACGGGCGCCACGAACCAAGCCGCACTGGATCGACTGCGCTCCACCTTTGATCGGTCTATTTTCAACCAGACGCCTGACGCCAAGGCCGCGTACTACAACTCACTGCTGGCCGCAGGCTATGACGATGCCACCATCCGTGCGGCGATTGATGCGCCGTTGGATGAAAATTGGTTGGCGTTGCAAGCCATCGCCGCTCGCTTGCGTGCAGGTACGACGGGTGGTGGGGGAGTTAGTAGTACGCGTGTTACCAGCGGCGGCGCCTCTATGGGGGGAAGCTCGTCTGGTGCGGGTAGCTCAGGCACGAGTACCACGGGTTCCGGTACGCCCATCACCGACTTCCTGTTTGGTACGCAAGACGCAAGCAAGGTGCCTGTTGAAGATCGCACAATAACGCGATTACAAGACCGTCAACCGGAAGTAAGTGAATACGACCCCAACGCGTATAACTACGATGTTGGCAGCGGCTATTACGGTGCTTCAGACACCGAAGATCGAGACGAGGACGAGGACGATACTGAAGCCAAGCGTAATGGCGGACTTTCTGCTCTTGCCGGTGGCGGTATGTCTCGCATGCGCCTAATGGGTGTTGAAGGTGGCGCTGCTCGTGGCGGACATCTTGGCGACTACTCCGATGGTGGCCGACTGCTTCGTGGCCCTGGCGATGGCGTGTCTGATTCGATCCCGGCAACGATTGCTGGTAAGCGCCCCGCACGTCTGGCTGATGGCGAGTTTGTTGTCCCCGCTCGCATCGTTTCTGAACTAGGCAACGGCTCGACCGAGGCTGGCGCCCGCAAACTTTACGCAATGATGGACCGCATCCAAGCAGCCCGTCGCAAGAGTGTTGGTAAAGGTAAGGTGGCCAAGAACACCCGAGCCGACAAGTACCTCCCCGCATAAGGACGCATCATGTCTACTGCTCCTAACCCGACCAGCTCACAAACGATAACCTACGGACTTCCAGATTTCATCGCTCCGTACGCCGAGCGCCTTCTGGGCCGCGCGGAGTCGATGTTTGAGGATCCGTACTTGCAGTATCAGGGGGAGCGGTTTGCGCAGTTCACCCCGCTACAACAGCAGGCGTTTGCTGGTGCTCAAGGTATGCAGGCCGCGCCTCAGTTGCGCGATGCTGCTGCGATGGCCGGTACTGCGGGGCTCCGTGCTCTTGCGTATGACCAGTATCAGCCGGGGCAGTTTGCCAACTTCTACCGCGCTCCCGGCGCGTATCAACCTACGGCGTTCACTGCGCCTAGCGTGTCGGCAGATGGCCTGCGGTCTTATCAAATGGAAGGCCCAGAGCGCGTCACTTCGCGTGACCTTTCGGCTCCGCAGATGGCCACGGCCCAGACAGCGTTTAGTCCCGACCTGCGTACATATCAGATGGGTCCGGCTGAGCGCGTGCGCACTCAGACGTTTGCTCGTCCCGGCGCTGCCGAGTCCTTCATGTCCCCCTATATGCAGAATGTGGTGGGTATTGAGCAGCGTGAAGCGCAACGCCAAGCTGATATTGCTGCGACCGCTCGGGGCCAGAAGTACGCCCGTGCCGGTGCTTTTGGCGGTGCACGCCAAGCTATCGAGAATGCCGAAGCGCAGCGTAACCTGTCTACTCAGATGGGCGACATCCAGTCGCGTGGATTGCAGGCTGCGTACCAGCAAGCTCAACAGCAGTTCAACGCCGAGCAGGCTGCTCGCATGCAAGCCGCGATGGCCAATCAACAAGCTGGTCTGACTGTCGGTGGGCAAAACCTGGGGGCGGCGCTTGGTGTGCAGCAGCTCGGCACACAGACTGGACTGCAAACC